CGTATAATGCACGATAAAATACAACACGATTAAACGATTACTTAATTGTTTATTGTATTTATAAAAATAAAGACGCCACGTTATGTGACGCCTTTACATTTTATTTTATCTCTACAATTTTTACATCGACCAGGTACTTGTGTTCAGTGTAACCTGAATGTTTAGGTACATAGCAGAGTTCAGATTGAGTGAAGAGTAGATTCTTCCTGTCTGGTCAATGTTGATATTCTGAACCTGCAATGAACCGTTCGCCAGTGTCAAGTATAAACTAGACCACAGTGTACGCTGTCCGGTTGAACCGATTGCATCGGCAATGTTTTTCGGTAGTGTAGCGATAGTTGTATTCGCTGCGATTGTACTACCCTGAGAAAGTCCGATCTGTCCGCAGATATTCAACAAACCTGACAATGGATTGTATGAGCAGTTCCATGAACCTGAGTTGTAGTTTGGGAGTCCTGTGTTGTGAATGTTAGTTCCCTGAATCCACTGGTTACGTGAATTAATGTCTGTAATGTTCTGCTCATTCTGTGACGCTTTGCTCAGTGCTGAATTTGCTGTGTTACTGGCGTTCTGAATAGAAGCGTCCTGCTGTGCGTTTTTCGCTTTGATTGATGCGATATCTTCACTGTTGGCTGTCACAGACTGGCTAACATTTGCGACATCTCTTGACGCTTTTTCCGCAATAGATTCAGCCGAACCTGCTGCACTCGCAGCGTTGGATGCAGCATCCGCGTTCGCTTTCATTTGTCTATCAATTTTAGACATATCGCTGTTATAGTCGCCAAGATATGTTGGTTTGTCCGTTCCGATATATTGTGATAATTTATAGTTACTTGTTTTGTTTGTGCTTGCCATAATAAAACATCTCCTTACATCATTATAGTTTTCGCTGAGTTGTCAAACTCATAAGCTGTCATATTGTATCCTTCAAATATATTGCAATTCAGTCTTGTTAGTCTATCAAATTCACTTGCTGTGATCGGTCTATCAGCGTGTAATTCAGCCAACTGATATATAACATCCTGATAGAACACATATTCTCCAGTGAATGGTGAATGCATATATAACTGACTTGATGGGATTAACTTACACCCTGCATACAGATCAAAGTCATGTGCTGTCATGTTGAGTGTTTCAAACTCTGCGCAGGTTAACCCTAACCCGTCAAAGTCATCACAAGTGATACCGCAATACCTTGCCGAGTCATAAATATCACCAAGTATTTTACATATGCTGTCATATTTTCCAGTGACGGGGTTATAACATTGTATATTTTCACAAGCGTACTTGTCTATATAATCAATCAACCTGTCAACCTCTTGGTTAATATAGGTGTATACCTCAGCGTTCAGTCGATAAACTGTTTTTGTCAACTCAGTTAATGAACTTGAAATATCAATGATTTTTTCGTTGATAGACCTCTCAAGTGCTGTTATCTTTTCGTTGTAATCTGATTGTACATCAGTGATCTTTCCGTCAACATACCCTTTAAAGTCAGCGACTTGCTCATTGATATAGCTCTCAAGCTCTTGTATTTCAGTTTCAAGCGTTGTCTTTAATTGTGCAACCTGTTCGTCTGTGTATTTTTTATACGAATCTGTGAACCCGTTAATAGCATTGATACACTCATTTAACTTTTTTTCAGAATAACACAGTACCTCATAGTATGACTGTTTGTCATTATAAACCGATGGTAGATTACAACAACTTAATTTGATTAATGGTGTTATTTCCATTGATTATCACCTCACTTTTCACCACACTTGCATAAATAGTTTTCTACAGCGTTTCAACAGTATTGTGTTGATTAAATACGCACCCTCAGAAATTGCGTTAAAATATTTATCACTATTGCGTGTGTCTGTTACATTTTCAGATAGTGTGCGTTTGGTGTTGCCTACCCTGTTGCTGTCAGTTTGACCAGTAGAATTAGATGTTGAGTTTGTGTTGTTGTTTACGGTTGTTTCACCTCTATCCATTTCAGAAGCGTAATCATTGGTGCTAATTGTGACCTGTGGATTATCTGAATGAATGGACTGTGAGTTTTGCTTTTGATTTGAAACGTCTGTAGACACTATATCTTGCTTTGCGTCTGTATTGCTTGTTTCCGTGTCGTTTATGTTTTCATTGTGCGTCACTCTCCTTTCACCGGCAACGTTAGGCATATCACCAAGTAAGGAATATTTTTGTTTCATTTCTTCTATGTTTTCATACATCAAGCCTTTAAAAAATTGCTTGTGCATGCCTAACGTTTCCTGCCCTATCTCATTATTAAGATACCTTGTCAAGTACGCTGTCATAAACTCTGATTTTCCGTCACCTGTCTCGTTATACCAAGGAAATGAGAAGTCGAAAAAGACGTTTACACCCTGCTCAACCAGTTCACCCGGTGTTAGGTTTTCGGAGTTTGGGACAATGTTTTGGAGTATATTATATATGGTTGTGGTATACTTACTCAATATTTTCACCCTTTCCGGCAATGTTTTGCATGAACTGTTCCGGCGAGTTCAGTGGCGTAGGTAGGTTAGACCTAAACTCCACTTTCGCTTTCCAACCGAACAAGTTGTTGCAAGCGTCAACCGCACGTTCTCTCATTGCGAGTGCTAGATTTCGATTACCCTCTGTGTGCCCGTTGTTTCCGGCAACTTCATCAGATATTAGTCTTTCTCTCTTTTCTGACGGGTTCGATTCATAACCAAGATCGGTCAACACACGCGCCCACAACACAGAAAGTTCATCTTCCAACTTGTCAACAACATACGGCGCGCCTAACGATATAGCCTGTAAATTTTTGATGTTGATTGTATCACTAATTTTAATGATTGGAATATAGTTTGAGTATTCGTCACCAAGTACTTGATAACTCAACTTTTCATCATCTGAGGATGCAATCGCAACCGGAGTACGTTGACTAAACATATTAATGTCACGTGTTCTCCATACATTCGCCATAGTCTTAGCATACATACAAGCGGTATAATAATACGGAAATGCTGTAGCCGAGTCCCACATAATTACGGAGTTTTCTTTTCCATACTCTTTCATGTAACCGTTATTTGCATACGCCCACCTGTCCTGTGGTACATTGTATATGTCATACATTCCTGACAAGTTTACTTTCATGAACGCGAAAGCATCTGCAACATCATCATAAATGAATGAACCTAACCCATGAAAAAACATGACGCGTTCGATAAAGAACGGTTCAATCGTATCAGGTAAGCCTGTGTATTTGAACCTGTTCACAAACAAGTTCATGATAGAATTAAAAAAGTAGAATTCAGTGATATCTTTTTCATTACATGATTGATTTATATTCTTCTCGTATACCCGGTAGGGATTTTTCACTGTACCCACAATATCACCTCTTTTCTAATTGTTTGGTAGTGAATAGTTTCCGATATCATCTGTGTGCCATAGTGTAACACCTCGATTGAAAATAGCTCTAATCTGTTGTAATTGCGCTAGGTCAACCGCGCCAGTAAAACCGCATCCGGCTGTTTTCACGTAATTCCATGTTGACCGACTGTGTATGTTTGGCATTTCAACCTTGTTGATCGGATAGCCGTACACGTCAAAAAACGAATCAATCACCCTCGCGAATTCTTCCTGACACGACATAACGTAGAAACTAAACCCGGTAAGCGAACAAGCGACATTTACATTCTCAGAAAGTGCTTTCCCATGGACAGATGCCGGGACTACAGACTTGTCTCTTAATTGTGCCAATAATGACATAGTGCCTTGAATTGCACTAACCGAGGATGACGTGGCTTGCATACCACCCAACACACCACCTGCACCACCTGTGGCTACTGCTGTCACAGCACCAACTGGTGCTTGTAATGAGTCAGCCGCAATAGATGTAGCTTGTACAGCCAGTGCACCCTTATTCTGTGCAATCCACGCTTTGAACGTGTCAGACTGGAAAGCGCACTGCGGAAAGCCTGATATCACTAACGATTCAGAGTACAAACGGTTAACACCCTTATAATTTGACGGTGATACCAACACCTGCGGTAAGGTGCACATAGCACCAACTATTTCAAAGTCAATACTGTGATCGTCGTTGTTTGATAGTTCAAACCGATAAACATTTGCCTGACCTTCGTTGTTATCAACCATAGCGTAACAAAATGGGTAGGTATACAATTTGTTGTTACGTGGAATATAACCACCGAAAATGTCACCCTTGTTTAGCGGTAACTTAAATTCTGTGCGGTTTGAATCGTCACCCTTTATCGCGTTAATACATATTTGAGGAGCCATGAATATAGCAAGGATATCGTCTACAATACCCTCTTCCGTGTATTGATTAATTAATTGATTTACTGTGTCCACGTCTTTGACGTTGTAGTGTCCCAATGATCCTGTTCGATAGATTCCATTAACCACTTCCCCATCAAAGGGTTCACCTGTTGTACCCTCTGAGACATAGACGCAGATGTCCATATTGTACAATGGATACAGATAGGAATTCGCCACAACTGATTCACCTGTTTCAAGATTCACAGGTATTTGATTTGCGCCTATTCTGTCCTGACTTTTTGGTATATGTTGATATTCTATGAAACAAGGTTTCACTTGTAACTTATACCAATTACATTGGAAAACGTCCATTTCAAATACGATTCTCGTTGTACGTTCTGACCGCCATTCTATTGATGTGATGAAACAGAACACCCACTCATCATGTAACCCATAGTTATTGAACGCTAAGTAGTTGAGGTCAAGCGCAGACATTTCAGTAAATGGAACTTTCACGTCAAGTGACCCAACTCTGATCGGTGACATTTCATCCAACCCACTGGAGAGATTAACTCTCCAGTTTTCAAGATGATTCAGTAAGTCCTGCGTTGAGTTGTATAATCTAACGTGATTATAGGAATTATCCCATGGAACACCTCTATATAGTCTTAACTGTGTTTGTGGTGCGCGTGGCACGATATTTGCTTGTGATGGCATTGGTATCATACTAATACACCCCCATTAAGTCTATACAGATTTTGTGAAGTTTACCGTGGTTTTTACAGTTTCATCCGGTCTGTACACAATTTCCACCTTAAGAGTTGACGCTGTTTCATCTGAGCCCACATATAACTGATCCGTTCCCGGTAGAATGTATGTGTCCTTAGATGTCGCGCCAGTTACGCTGTAAGTTAAAAGCTTCTGATGATATGTGCCTGTTCCACCTGTTACGGTTGCCGGGATTGAAACAACTGTACCCGGTTTGTATGTTCCACCATCCGCAGAAATGGTTAATGTCTCTGTAGCTACCTTGTCTGTTGTAAATACTCTGATCGGGTAGAACGGTGACGCGCTAATCATTTCCACCATAGTGTAGAAATAATTCCATGCCAGTACATTGGCGAGTCGCTGATCGCTCATTTCACGGAACTGATCTCTCACATTGAAAAATCTAATGTCCATTAAAACACCCTGAATTGCTGAGTTCGCGAACTTGTCAACAATTACGGTTCTAACATCCATCTGCGCTTTGTCAAGGTGGAACGCGTAAGCCAGTGCATCAACACTAATCTGTGCGTTAACTTTCGGTGTAGTGATGAAAATAAGATTATAAGGTTCTGAGGTAGAAGTTGCACCTGCAATGTTATTCGCCGGGTTCGGGAATTTAAATTCATCTACCGCAGATTTCACTTCTGCTAACATTCTTTTCGCGGATGCTTCATCTGTAACAGCCGGAACAGTGACAGCCGGTAAAACCTGCTGTTCGTAACCAGTATCAACCATACCTTTCATAGCGTTGTATTCATCCCAGTTCGCACCTGAGACAGCGGACTGCATTTTCATACCCATCAAGTCGCGGATGCCGTACTCCTGCAAAAAGGCTGATCGTAAATTGTCAAATGTAACAGTAACAGGGTACTGCATATTCAGGTTGACCTTGTGAAATACAGTCATGATGTAAGACTGATACTGCTGAAATGCTGCTTCGTATGATTCACGAGGGTCATACAGTTTACCTTTACACATGTTAACGAATGTCTCTTCGTGTGTCATACCATAGCGCATAGGGTCTTTTTTATACATTGCCAGTGGGTTTCTCCACGCTGTAGAGTCAACTGTCTGTAAACCAATCCTCTCAAGTAGGGATGGGATGATCTGATTCTTACCTTGTGAGTAAGACATCATTGTCGTGAAAATTTCAGATAGATTGTTTAATGTTGCTTCGGGCAATCTGTTTTCAAGCTCATACTCTGACCGCATTGCGTTTAAAATTGCCACGTTACTTGCCTTCGTTGCCATAATAGTTATCTCCTTTCCTTACTCTGTTTCTGCGGAAAAGTCCAAGTCTTCCAGTTTAGTGACCGGTTCAGGTATGATAGGCTCTTCAATCGGTTTTTCCAATGCACCGCTATTCTGTGTCATAATTACCTCTTTGAACCGTGTCTTGTACTTTTCCGCAAGATCATCATACTTTGCTTTCCAAGTGGTTTCGTCTTCCGTAGGCGTTCTTAAAACTGTAAGAGCTTCGTCAAAGTCCTCCACATTTTCAAGAGCGTCAATAATCTGCGTCAATGCTTCTTCTCTTGTCATACTCTTCTTGCTCCTTTCCATAGTGGCATACTATATAGCCACAGTTTCGATTTCTTTTTCTTTTTTACGTGTGGGTTGTTTGGGTTAAAATTTTTTAAGTATTCGTACCACTTTCTTGCGTTCTTTCGCCGGTCTTCCTCTACCTCTACTCCGGCGCGTTCGAAATTTTTAAGAAATGCACTTGCGAGATACTCAGGTTCATCTGTAGCTTTTTTAAATTCAGTCCACGACATTTTATACTGTGAAGTTGGAATCCACTGACCTGACGATTCTGTCTCACTGTCTAACCATAAACACTGACCGTCACCATCATCAATGTCGAATCCCTGACTTTTAGCCCAGTTTGTGTAATTGGTTGCCGGTGTCCACTGAGCTAAACCGAAACCTAGACTGTAATTTCCCTGATCTAGGTTTTGCCACAGCCCCGGGTTGATATTGGATTCTCGTTCGAAATTGCCAAGCATACCCGAGACAGCGTTTAGCGTAAAACCGTAACCCCACATAATCGAATAAAATACATAAGCATTGTTTTGCATTTCTTCCTCTGTGAGATAGTCATTTTTTGCAATCCATACAAGTTTTGTAGCTTTTCCAAGCCTATATAAGTCAGTGAAATAATCAACAGCTGTGACAAAATTGTTAATGGAAACCTGTTGCGGTAGTGGCACGTTCGCAGAGTGCGCGCCCATTGTTATTCCACCGCTTTCAGCCGGTTCATAGCACATTTCCGTGTGTTGGCGTGATGCATTACGCACCACCAAAATATCACCGGCTTGCCACGGTACTTCGTTAGTTTTATAGTGTTGCGCCCCAACATCTAGCAAATACTGTCCCATGTTGTAAGTGGTGAACCATGGGTTAGTTTGGAAATAACCGGCTTGAGTTAATGCCTGTGATATCAAAGAAGAACAATCATAATACGTGATGCCGTTTACATTCTGACCACGCCGGTATTTCTGAGAATATCCAATGTTGGGTGCGTTGCACGCGTTAATCATCCATGTATATGCTGTGTTAATTGATGGCATATCACCACAACCTTATACTTTGACCCGGATAAATTCGGTTTGGGTTCTTGATTCCATTCAGTTTAGCAAGTGTCTGATAACTCGTGCCATACTGTGAAGCAATACGTGACAATGTATCACCTGATCGCACTGTGTAATACCGTGAACCGCTCGCTGTTGAACCTGATGCAATCGTCAATACCTGACCCGGATAGATAGTGTACGGCGAATAAATTCCGTTTCTATTTGCGATATCAATCCACGAAACGCCTAGTCTTGTTCCAATGGAAGATAAACAATCACCACTTTTTACTGTGTACGTTGTTGCGGTTTCCACTTTCGTGTTCGATGGATACGAGCCGGAAATTGTGAGCACCTGTCCCGGATAAATCAAATTAGGGTTACTGATTCCATTCAAGTCAGCAAGATAACGATAGGTTGTGTTGTATCGTTTTGCAATACCTGACAGCGTGTCCCCTGACTGTACGGTGTAATAGATCACACGGTCTTCTGCGCGGTGGTTTGGCTCAGATGGTTTGTAATCTCCTGAACTAGTGTACCCTGATAAAGCATCCCAGTCAGCGCTATCTCCATAAAATATATCTAAGTCCAAGTTATCTGACCAACCATTCAGCCGACCGGAAGAGGTATATTGGTATAGTAATGTGTTGTCTGAGAACTCACCAAGGTCATAATGTAACGGTGGGTTGTCAACAAAACCATAAATTGTGTTGTAACCTGCATAATAACCTGCATTCCACAGAGAATAATTCTTTGCCACTTCTGACCAGTCATACCTGTGAACCACGCTGTTTGACATATAGATCACAGGTTTCACCCCGGTCATGTTATACACAGCGTCTAGCCAGTCTTTTGCCCATCCGACACCCTGATCGACTGCGTGAGACTCGTAGTCTAACACTAACACAGATTGCCCGATATAACCTGAAATGTGATCAACGAAATATTTCGCCTGCGCGATTGCATCACCCTGTCTTGCAAAATGATATACGCCCGTCTTTTTTCCACTCGCTCTTGCGTCATGATATACTCTGTCACAGTCGGGGTTGACGTAAGTTGTTCCTTCTGTCGCTTTTGTGATTACAAACTCAACATCCTGCATCTGTGACACGTTAATACCACGTTGCCAGTTAGACACGTCAATCCCATTCATGCTTGCACTCGCTGTGACAGGAATTGAAACAAGCATAGCAGACAGAAATAGAGCGATCAGTTTCTTACTTTTTTTCATCCACATCCACCTCACTGTCTAGCCTGTCGCACAACTTCTGTAAAACAATGGTGTTATTATTGAGCGCGTCCGCCATTGTCTTAATCTCTTCTGCGTGCGATTCTGACAACTGTTTTAACTGTTCGGAGTCCTTGTCACGTGTGTATTTCTGATAATACATCAGCACACCACAGCACACAATAGGAAAGCCGACCGTCGCAACAGCATTGATTACTTCGTTAATAGTGTCCATACTTCCACTCCTTTCCCTGTTATGTTTCACGTGAAACATGAATCAAGATGTTTCACGTGAAACATGAATCAAAATGAACGATTAAACAACTAAGCAATCACTTAATCGTTAAATGTATTATAGCATAAATAAAATAGCGGTGTCAACCATAAATTAGTTGAAACCGCTATTTTTTCTGTCCGTAACCTATAAGATAAATCAAAGGGTGCGTTACTCCACCCACCCCGGTTGGCTACTTGCCCATTAACGCGCCCGGGCGTGGTCAGTGATTCTACTCAAATAGGGGAACAACATTATAATAACACAATTTACCACCTGTGTCAACCTATAAAAAAGATAACATATCTAGCATCATATTTTTACAAGCAAGGTTTTGAAAGCGCATTAAACCTCTGTGAAAATAATTTCGTAACGCTATGATGATGTAGTTACTACTGTTAACCATCACTGCGCGATCGTCTACAACATCCGTGTAGTTGAAGCAGACCCGGCGCGGGTATGTTTCGTCCGCACCCTCTGACACATAGATGCAACTATTATATTTCCTCACATTGTACCACATTTCATTATAGCGTATCGAAAGCATATAGTCAGACACGCCGTTAGGTCTAGCTATTAAAGCGTCGTTGTCGTTCAAATACACGTTCTGTGACGCGTGCGAGAAATATTTTGACCCGGAAAATGCGCGGTTAAAAGCTGAACCCTCAAAAGCTTTACTTGCGTTCTCATTGTAAGTTCGCTCATACACCCACCCATCCCCACGTAATATTTTTGTGTCGCGTTTTAACATTTTATTGATGCCCAACGCCTGATAATATGGGTTAAGTATTGATACGGTATTACTTGCCATGTATAACGGAACGCGCCGACTCTGTTTACCGTCACCACGAGCAATCGAGGTATGAATTGACATTAATTTATCTATTTCGTTTGGTAAATAGTTGTTGGATTCATCTTGGTATTCGTCAAAAAAGCCGTGAGCCACTTGTACGAATATTGATGACATACGTTTAATTTTTCCTGATAACGATAACGGCAAGCACCAACCACAAGGCTTATCATCTAACAGTAATTGAACCACAGCACCGTCAAACAATTTCTTTTCAGTCATAACATGACCATTGTAAAACAAACGCCGAATATCGGTAAAAAACGATTCAGCCATAGACTGCATATCTGTTTTATATCGGTATATCAGATAGAACTGGTTAACGTCTGTCTTTTCTTTTAGGAACGTATCTATCAGTCTACGTTTAAACGATACAGTTTTTCCGGCTGTTCGGTTTCCGTCTGCAATGTATATATCAGGGTTTTTTCCGTTGCGGTCTTTTAACGTTAATAGATAATTACAATCATAGTATTTTTCCACGTGTAAACACCTTATACCTTTCACCAGTCATTGATACCACACTATAACATTGTAACCCTTTTCTATCTGTGTATGGTGTCACAGATTGTACGTTTGGGTCATTGATAATATACATTAACGTGTCAGAGGTTATAATAGTCATATCTAATTTTTCTAAACTAATCATATTGCACCACCTTATAGAGAAAGGACGGTTTCCCGTCCTTTCTGATTACTCGTCATATCTTGTTACAATGAGGTTTGTTCCGTTGCCTTTTGCAAGTTTAATGTTTTCAAATTTTACGCTAATCTTTTTGTCTTCCACGTCATTACTGTTTCCAACAATAGCGTCAAGATTTTTTAGTCTACCCTCAACAACTTTTGATGCACCGGAAAACAGCTGTCCATTCACTTTTACAACGGAAATTGCAACTTTTTCCAGTTCTCCTGTTTCCTCGTTCAATCTTTCAGAATCTACGATTCCGAAGCCATCAAGTGTACCCTCTGCTTTCTGTTCCACTGCATCTTTGAATCCAAGTCCTGACCCCACATTTGCCATGTCCATTTTTGTGATATTGTGCATCATAATTAGTTACCTCTCTTTCTTTTTTAACCATTCATTTTGATTACATTCTCATTATACACAGGATTAACTTTTTTGTCAAGGCTTTTTTGTATCTTAAATGTTTTATTTTTCAACAAGATACCACCTCTAATTCTTACACCCTTTAAGTTAGCATCCTCAAGTTGCAAATTTTCACGTAACGCAGACACCGGCAACCCACGGTCGATAAACTCCTGTTTCGCCTGTTTCGTCATGCCTGACGCTTTTAAGTTCAGGTAAGGCTTACACTCCACGCCATCCTCTGCTATAACGTGTTCTGCATAGGTTTTCTGTCGCTCATAGTACGCGAAATCAAAGTCGCACTCATTCTTCCAACAGCAAAATTCAACCGGGTCTACCACAACCATTTCAGCATCTTCCTGTCCCTGTAAATGAATAGAGTCTGTGTCTGCATAACAAAAGCGATCATAGTTGGCAATCGCATGACGGATTGTAAAATTACGAGCATATGAGGTTATAGCTGAACCAACTGGAATATACCCAACAGTTTTTTCGTGTTCCTCATGCAGTATAAAACGAACAATCCCGTCATCAGACATATATGGCTCTTTCCATGAGCTATCGTCAGACATAGCGAACTTGCCATAAAGGTTATTGAGAAAAAGTTTGGCTAGTGTTCGTTTAAAACCTTTGCTCTTCTTTTTCATTTCTGCGTAGGTGTCAATGTAATTGTCAAACATTCCCGGGCGAGCATAGAACCAAACATAGTCAATGATCTGTAGATCATATAAGTCATAAGTATCCTGCAATAATAACCAATCTGTTTTAGTTAACACAAACTCATGTATTGTATCACACACATTACCGTCATTGTCATAATAATATCTATAATATTCACCGTTGTGACGTATATCTGAAGTGTACAGATTTTCGTTACCTTTATAATGCGCGTTACCACGAATATGCAACCATGGAAACGCTCCGGGTTTTAGTTTGAACCGAAACTTACAACGAACGAAATAATAGAAATCGTTCTGCTTGTTCATATCCTCAGATGGTGCACCTAAACAATACTGACCTCGTCCATATGGGTAATAGTTACCAGAAATACTATGCATCATAGATGGGTATAGTGAGTTCACATCATACACTTTACCAAGTGTGATAGTTCTGTGTGCATATCTAGGATTCACATAACACCACCCACCCGAATACGACTTGTGAACATATTCCCATATATTATAGAACCCGCAAAAATCATAATGCATTGGGTCATCACGCAAATCAGGAAACAATCTGTCGAAATCCTTTTTTGTATATTCAGATTTGAACTCTGATAGACAACATGATCCGATTGTTAGTTTATCATGTCCCTCATTGAACATCATTTCTAATGCTTCTTTTAGCACTAAAACATCATTTTTTATGTACTCTTCTTCTTCAGGCGTTAGATCGCAATACGCGTGCCGGTCGCCCATGTATTCCATTTCTAGCTTTTGATGCTTCGTATTGAACGATTTGCCTATATCTCTTAATGAAGATGGCATGAGTTTCAAACTATTTCTTATTTCTAACAGTGTATGCGACCATTTGATTTTAATGTAATACCATTGACCCATAGCTGATATAGATGTCTTGAATTGTCGGCTTCTCATTTGAGTGTCCTTTACATTTGTATGTTTGTAACCCTCACGTAATAGAAAATCAACAATGAACGAACCGTCAAAGGACAAGTTATGAAAAAATAAAACGTTATTTCCCGGCATACGCAAGAATCTAGTTAAAAAATCGCGTATACTGTGTGTAATTGTTACTGTTTCAGTGGTGTCATATAATGCAACATCTGAAGCCGCCCACACTTCTGTATAGTCTTGATCATGCCCGGCTTGTTTTACCATTTCTTCTGACCATACAGTTGTTTCAAAATCACATGCCCAGTATTTTATCTCTTTCTTTCTTGCCATAACATTCCACCACCATATACACGCCTATTCCTCACTCTCTACACCATCATACATAGACAGAAAATCTTGATAAGCTTCACTATCAGGTGCTAATTCCATCATCCGCGCTATTTCGTTAAAACTATTTAATATTGATTCTCTTGTTTCATATGGTGGCTCAGGGAATATGTCAGGGTGTTGAGATAATACGTATGCAAAACGCCTGCGCGTTTCTTCTGATTTACCATAGATCAACCTGTTTGTCTGCCACTCAATAAACTGGGCAATATACCAATAGAATGATTCTCTAACTTGTTGATACCAATTATCTATAATTTGCTCGTAACTCTCTGTTGGCGGTAAAATGTTGTCAGACATAGTTGGAATCTGTTTTACTGGAATATTGTTTTCTACTGTGTTAGCGACAGTCTGTAAATCTGCTTTTAATATATTAACGTTTTTTCTCTGCTGTGATAGACGTTCCTTTTTATTCTTAATGGGTTTTAAAATTTCGCCTGTCTCAACATCAACAATCTCCGACTTTGATCTGATTTTTTCTCCTGTCTGTTGCTTTAATCTGTTAATAGACGCACGTGTGGGTTTCTTTACGCGACCGATAGCATCAACTATGTAACCCTGTTTCACTGCTCTATTTACACGTCGCAAATAGTTGCGGTATTCATGCTTATATTGTTCTTTCACTGTCAACTGTTATCACCAACCTTTTTTAACAGTAACCCATCCGGCGTTCTTGTCCACTGTATTCTGTCACCCTCAGTTATCCCCAAGTCAGAAACAGCACTTGCCGGAATAACTACACGCGCTGTGTAACTACACCCGGACTTTACAAACATTACTTTATAGATTGCATCCACATTTTCTCTTTTCATTATTATACCTCACTTTTTGATAAATGTTTCACGTGAAACATTTGTGTTAATTTTACGGTAACGGAACTAAGGTGTTTACCAGTTCCGCTATACCATAAAATATACCGTAGACAATTGTTGCTAATACCAATGAAATTAATGCTATTGAAATTAAACCTACAATGTTTTTTAGTGCTCTTTTAATTTTTCTTCTAAACATCTATATTTCTCCTTTATTAATGATGCGCTAATCGGAACGTCAATACGTTGGTCTTTTGTTATATACGCGATATACCATTTACCATTATCATACACTTTATCTTTAATGACATATAAAAAAGCATAATGTAAATTTGTACGATAGGTCGTATTACATAGTGAGAGAGCTGTTCCCTTTTCTTCTCTCATTATGTCTTTCATTTTTTCATACTCAACAACCGTGTCAGGTGTAACAAGTTCCGGGTGATCGTATAACGACTCACAAAAATGATCTTGAAACCTCTTGCGTACTTGTGCGTGTGTTATCCATTCTGCCATAGTTTTATTCTCCTTTCCTTTAATGTAATTATATTATAACATCATAACGTGCATTAATCAAGTATAACGTGCATTGTTTTTTATAAATACAATAAACAATTAAACAATCGTTTAATCATGTTGTATTTTATCGTGCATTATACAC